CGTTCCCTAGTTTTATTCCTCTTGACTATACACCTGAGAATCTTGTCATTACAGAAGAAGCACCTATCAGTAATGAACCACCGCCCTTACCAGAAACAGAGCAGCCAAAGATTCCTGACTTACCTCCAGACCCCCCACCAGATTTTCCTCCCTGCCCTGGTAAGAATGACCAGAGAGTAGGAGACTTTCGTAACGATAAAAAACTAGAACGTGTTATCGGACATGAAAGAAGCCAAGATGGTAGTGAGTGTATAACTCTTTATGAAACAGTTGAGTGGAAAGAACAATACATTCCGTCTGCTCCTCAGTTTGTTGGGGTCTTTAGCCTTGCTTTGGTTGGTGCTTCTGCACCATTGGTACTTCAGCTTGTACGGCCTATCGTAAAACAAGTCGTCACTAAGCTAACTAAAAAGCGAAAGTAACATTGTTACGGATTGAAAATATATTGAGAGTTATATACCTTTCATGTTATAGTAAGTAGGCAATAAATAATTTCATTTTTATGAAACACAAATTCCAAAACAGAACTGAAAACATCCTTGAAAAAGATGACAGGCTTTATTTTCACTTCAATCAATTTGACAGAGAAATTAGTTTAGATTTTCATTCTGCAAGAAATGATGTCACAGAGTATTCAATGTCTCTTGATAAATTCATTAGTTCATTACAAACCTCTATTTCTAATTTTGATAAAGCTGAACTAGAAGTAATGAAAACACTCGCTGCTGTTCTATTTACAAAAATAAGAGAAATAGAAAAAGCTGAAGCAGAGCTTGAAGAAACTGAAGAAAAAGTAACTCAAACAGTATGACTTCACAAATAGAAAATGCCCTCTCAACTTTATATGAGGGCATAGACTATTCTCTAGAATTTATTACTCCAGAAAAAGCACAATTTTATCTGGAGAAAAATTTTGAGAATAATCGCAAGATTAGTAGAAATAATCTTGAAGAATTAAAAAGAGAGATGAGAAATAGTCGTTTCATCTTATCTGACTCTGCCATCTGTTTTGATAAAGATGGCACTCTGGTCAATGGTCAACATAGATTACTTGCTGTTGTACAAACAGGAATGGTACAACCATTTCTTGTTGTCAAAAATATGCCTAGCAAATCCAAACAAATAATGGATGTTGGTAAATCTAGATGTATGTCTGATCGTATTACTGTTAGTGGTGTCAAAATCAGCAGAAGAGATTGTGCAACCATAAGACACGCTATGGCTGCTTTAAACAGCACAACTGGTACTGAGCAATACTCAAGACCATGCCATGATGCCATAGTTGCTGAAACTTATTTGAAACATAATCAGTTTCTTTATCTTATGAGTAAAGTCTGTCCTACCAATACAACTAGGGTTAGATCATTTTTTCTTGGAGCAGCATTAAAAATCTATGCTGAAATGACTTATAACACTCAAAATCCAAGACATAAAAAATACAACCATACAATGAATCCTAAAGAAAGAGCATTACATTGGTTGAATATTGTCACTACAGGTATGGCAAGTCCTATTGATGGTCTTGATAGAGATATTAAACCATGTGATAGAGCAGCACAGATTATTTTTACCAAGTCCTGTGATAGCAGTCTTAAAAGATCATATTGGAATAGTGCTGAAGCCTTTGCTCTTACTGTTAGAGCAGCCCATAATTTTATGATTGGTTTAGATACTCAGTATCTTAAAGTTCCCAAAGATGATCCTTTTAGAGATTTCATAGAGTTACCTTCCACCAACAAGATAATGACTATGACATCAAATTGACGTTACAATGTTTTTAATTACTTTTAACCAATGAATGAGAATCTACAGCGATTATCAATTCAAATAACAAAACATCAGTACAATTTGTTGAAATATCATCAAAAACCAGGTGTTTCAATATCTCTTCTTGTCAGACAAGCTCTTGATAAACATTTTGCTGAAGCCGACCAAATTCTTGGAGAACAGGCTATTGAAGATGCTAAATATGAAGAGTATGAAAAATATATGCTTGCTCAAGAAGCAGCAGGTATAAAAGAAGATCCAATAATGGCTGATGCAAGTTGTCTTTTCTGATTTACTGCTATACTGAATGTGATTCATCCAAGAATCCCATTGCAACACAAGAAATAGGTAAGATGTTTGGAAGGGTCTTACCTATTTTTTTTGTTTTGTTGTAAGATAATAAAACCTTATTCAACATGGCGAAGGATAGGGTGTCTAGGTAGGCAAGTCTAACCGTGCTTGCCTACTGCTTCTTTAGTTCGTGAGTATGTGGGATAACTTGATTTGGTGGAATATTAACTTCAATATTTTGACAAGTAACTGCTTCTGGTGTGCCAGATTTGAAGGTCACTCCAAGCTTTGCCTGTTTTGCACACATTTCTAAACGATATAAACTAATTTCCATTTTAGTTTTCTTAATTAATAGTCTTTGAGCTTCGATATTAACCATTGTCGCTTCATGGCAAAGTGCTGGTGACTTGCCTAATGGAATATTGAATTGTGCAGATATTCCATAATTTAGATTGAAATTATCTTTTTCAAATCTTGGTATCTCTGAATAATATTTTATCTCTCCAGTATCCTCATCATAAATTGGTGTTCTCGTAATATATTCTTTGGGTCGTGCGAAAGACCAACTATCTGTTACATAAGGTGTAATTGTAAGACTAGGAGAAGCACAAACTATACCCTGACTCATTCTGTAAGATGGCATAGCTGAAGGAGTTATCATCGTTGCATTATTATTTACAACACCTTGAGCATTTGAGGAAGGAGAAGCAACTGTTGTATTAGCCAAAACCCTTGCAGGGCAAAGGATTATAGCTATTGTCCAAACGTAGTTGTAGTTTCTGTTGTAGTGCTTGTAGTTATTTGGCGAGTTATATTTGTGACTGTATCCAGCCCTGGAGTAATCAGAGTTTCTTGTAGAGAGAAGGCTGCTCCATCGTTTGATATTGACCAGCGAGGTATAGCTTCTAAGTTTGGTGAAGTCCAATTAAAATTTACTCCCCCAACTGTTTGTTCATTCGTTGTCGTAGGAGTAGGGTTGATATATCCCGTTTCAGATTCGATATTATGTCCTGATGCTGAATAGCTGTAGCCTGTTCTGTATTGATGGCTTGTGATTGTTTCATTTATTATTGATTCAGATGTACTAGATGTCGTAGAACTTCCTGTGCGAAATTGAGGTACTACGGGCACGGCTTCTGCGAAGTCTATCCATATAAGTATTACCCCTATCAAGGAAAACCTTATATAACGCAAAAGAACAAGTGCCATAAATCAAAATTGCTAGTAGAGCAGATACTATGGGAAGAATCATTCAATCTATGGTTATGGTTACTTTAGTTGAACCTACGCAACTTGTACCTGACCCTCCAGCGGTACAGGTATGAATCCCCGAACTCAATGACGTAAGGGCAAGAGATCCAGCAGTACCGCCTGATCCAATAGTAGTTTGTCCACCTAATACTGGTAATGCTGCGATACCCGAACTAGGAGTTACAGCAGATGGTGTAGCATCTCCCATAATTACCGATTCGGTTTTGCTAAACGCTGAACCGCTAGTGGTTACTGTAGTATCGGTTTGAATCATCGCAGGAACGCCATTAGTAAGACTGCCAACATTAATTCCACCTATTTTTCCAGATGTTGTTGTATCTCCAACAGTTACAGATGGGGTAATATTATTTCCGCTTAAACTATATGTAGTTCCTACCTTATTTGTTACGACATATGGCATATCAACTGTGATTTGTGCTGAAGTAACAAACTCTTGTTTTATATCGGCAAAAGCAGCCGATGGTAAAAATAAAAGTAAAGCAAATAGTTTTTTCATTTGATACCTACTTTGTTGTTTTTATTATCTACTATAGTATCTTTTTTCTTTTTTATCGAAAAACCTAGTGAAGCTGTGGAAGCTGAAAAAATCGAAGCTATGAATGTGGGGTCAAAATCTACTATTTTTTTGCCAGATGGCGGTTCATAGTATGAAAGGGATAAAAGTGTTGCCGACCATAAAAGTACGCAAACTTTAACAATGGTTTCAACTTTGCTTGGCTCTTGATCTTCCATGAAATTAAGATTTCTTGTTTATTACTGGCATATTAGCTATGTTTGGAAAAACTAACAAACTATGTCTAAGTTTCTAATCAACTTATTTATCAGATTTGGTAAGTCTGAGTCTCTTCGTAAAGCTGCTTTAAATTTACTCAAAGATTTAGCTGCTAAAT